TACAAGAATTTTACAGAAAGTTAAAGAAAACATTCTTACCTGGTTTAGAAGATAACGATTTTGCAAAAGATATTGATGTTGGTAACTTTATAAAACATGCAAGAAGTTTTTACCAATCAAAAGGTATTGAAGAGTCTATAAGAATTTTATTAAAAGTTCTATATGGAGAAGAATCTATAATATTAGATCTAGAAGAACGTTTACTTAAACCTTCTAGTGCAGAATTTATAAGAAGAGAAGTTATAATTGCTGATAGAATTATTGGCGATCCTCAAAAACTTGTTGGTCAGACCATTTACAAATCAAATGATGCTAGGACAAATGCCTCAGTTTCTGAAGTTGAGATACTAACTAGAAATGAAAAGGTTTACTATAAGATTTCCTTATTTGTTGGATATTCTGATAGAGATCTAATTGAGGGTATATTTACCGTTCCTGGTAGATCGAAGGTATTAGAACCAGTTTCAGTTGGATCTTCCATAATTTCTGTAGATTCCACTGTTGGATTTGCTCAAACTGGATATGTATTATGTGGTATTAATTCAGTTACATATACATCAAAATCAGTTAACCAGTTCTTTGGTTGTACTAATATAACAGAAAATATTGGTATTGGGTCTGATGTTAGAGCTGATGAGGTAATATTCGGTTATGAGAATGGTGATTTAGAAAAAAGGGTAGATTTACGAGTAACAGGTGTTTTATCCGAATTTAAAACAGTATCAGATATTTCTCTAGTTTCTGAAGGCGAAAGAATTTTTGTTAAAAATGTTGGTGAATCCATACCAAATACAACTGTAGATAGTACATATAAACAAGTATTTGCAAATTCTTGGATATACAATACCAGCAGTAGATTTCAGATATCCAATATTTCTGGTTCTACAATTTCACTATCAAGTTCAATTGATAAATCTAGTTTAAAACTTGGCGATAAAGCTGAAATTTTAAGTAGAAATTCTGAAAACGTTGAAGTTTCGCTAGTTGTAGTTACAAATATTGACCCAACAAGTAATGTAATACAAGTTTCTGGTCTAAGTGGATTTACTCCCGTTGTAGGTTCTTATTACGATTTAAGAAGAAAATTAAATAAAGCAATTAGTCAAGGTATAGAAATAGAAGAAGGTAATGCAAATATTATATCTGATATACTAAACGTTTATACTGATGATGATAAAGAGGCGTATGTTGCATCTAACTCTTTACCTAGTTATACAATACCTTCATCAATTAAGAGAACTTTAATTGGAATAGCAGGAACTGCAATTAGTCCAACTGCTGATACAAATGAATATCTAGGTTATAGTAATATAACCAAAGATTTTAATGAACTTGTTACTGGAAGTAGTGAAATACTTGAGTTAATTACTGGAGATGCTGTAATTTATGAATCATCTAACCCATTAACAGGTTTAGTTAATGGTACAGTCTATTATGTTGAGGTAGTTAACCCACAACCTGGTAAAATTAGACTTTATCGTTCTAGGGGAATGATAGGTAACATAGTAAATGCTATCAGATTTGGGGTTGAAGGACTTTCATCAACTGCTACCCATACATTTACAAAAGAAGATGAGTATAATAAAAAGTTATCTGCCAATAGAATTCTTAAAAAATTCCCATTAAATCAGGATTTATACGTTTCTGGTAAAAATGAAACTCCAGTGAATAATATTGGTATGTTAATTGATGGCGTTCAAATAAGAACACCAATATCTGATGATTACATTTATTATGGTCCTGTCAATTCTGTAGATGTATATAATGGTGGAGAAGGTTATGATGTAGTTAATCCTCCAAGATTAGTTATTGAAAATAGTATTGGTGCTGGTGTAACTGCATTAATTGAACCTGTTATTAGCGGAACTGTTAAAAATGTATTTGTAGATCCTCATGATTTTGATATTGATGAAGTTAAAGCAATTTCATTAACTGGTGGAAATGGTTCTGGTTGTATTTTAGAACCAGTTATTGGTATAAGATATAGAGAATTGGAGTTTGATAGTAGAGATATTTTCTTTAATGGTGGATTATCAATTGTAGATGAAACAATTACCTTTAAGAAAAAGCATTTCTTAGATAATGGGGATCTTATTTACTATAACAGTAATGGTAATCCTGCTATAGGTATAGGTGGATTTAATGATCCATCAAATACAGCTAGTGGAAGATTAGCAACTGGTGCTGGATACAATATCAGAGTAGTTAACTCTAGAACCATTCAGTTATTCAAAACTTATGACGATGCAATTGCTGGTATTAATACTATTGGTATTTCAACAGCAACAAATGCTGCAGGTGTTCATAAATTTAGAACAGGATCAAAGAAAACACTACAATCAGTTAAGGTAGTAAAATCTGGTTCAGGTTATCAATATAGAAAATTACATGTTAAACCAACCGATGTTTCTATAGGATATGCAAAGATAAACTTTAAGGGACATGGTTTTGCAGATGGGGATTTAGTTGAGTATTCAACTTCAGGCACTGTCATTGGTGGATTAAACACATCTAATTCATATCATATATTAAAAGTTGATGATGATTCGTTTAGATTAGCAGATGCTGGTCAATCACACAATGGAACTTTAAGTAGAAATAATTTTGTAAGACGTGATTATGTTGGTTTAGAATCTCAGGGGGTAGGATTCCAAATATTCAAGTACCCAGACATCAAAGTAACTGCACAAGTTTCTTTCGCATCTACAATTACTGGAACCTTTAACTTTACACCATACGTTACTGGAGAGATAATTGATACTTATCTCTACGAAAAAGGTAGCAAATATGGTTCAAGTGTATTAAATTTACAAAAAAATCCAAAAATATCTGTTGAAAATGGAAAAGGTGCTATAGTAAGTGGTTCTGTTGTAGGTGGTAAAGTTGTTGATGTTCAAGTTTTAAACAAAGGATCACAATACTACTCTCTCCCAGAAATTACTGTAGACGCAATTGGATTAACAACTACTGGAGTTTTTGGAAATGGTGCGATTCTTAAACCAAATATTGATGTTAATGAAGGTAAATTAATTGGTGTAGAAGTAATTAATTCAGGTATTGGATACACTGCTTCTCAAGTTACATTTACTGTTAAATCTAGTGGTAAGAATGCCAAATTTGAAGCAAGAGTTAGAAAATTAACAGTTGATAATAGTAGGAGGCAAGGTAACTACAGTTTAGATTCTGAAGGTGATGATAGTTTACATCTTAGTGTTCATGGATATGAAAAAGATATTAGAGACGCTTTTGGTGATGATGGAACAAAACACTCCCCAATTATTGGTTGGGCGTATGATGGAAATCCAATTTATGGTCCATATGGATACACTAAAGTTGACCAATTAGGTCCTAATGTAGGCATTGTAACTTCTGGTTATGTTTTAGATGCTTCTAAAGTTGTAGATCGTCCATCTACAAGCGAATTTGGGGCGGGATACTTTACTGATGATTGGCATTACAACGGATCAAATACACTTGATGAGCATAATGGAAGATTCTGTAAAACTGATGAGTTTCCAAATGGTGTATATGCGTACTTTGCTAGTGTAGCACCTAGTCAACAAACAACTGACTTAATACCAAGTTTCCCTTACTTTATTGGTAAAACTTATAGATCACCTTATATTTCATCTAACACAACATTAACACAAGAATTCGACTTCAATTCATCCAACTTAGCAAGAAATACCTTCCCATACAAAGTTGGAGATCCACTAGCAGATAATGATTTTATTGTAGAGTCTAATGAATTTTTAAGGCAATTAACAACAATAGAATCAGTAACTACTGGTGAAATTGATAGTTTACAAGTTTTAGATGGTGGATCTGGTTATAAAGTTGGAGATTTTACAAATTTCAACGATACTGGAACCAATGGATCAGGTCTTAGAGGTCAAATCAAATCTCTAGTTGGTATTGCAGTTTCTAGTGTTACTACAGATTTAATCAGATATGAAAATGCTGTATTTACTTGGAAATCTGGAACTGAAGTAACTGCTACATATTCTCCATTTTTTGAGTTAAATGATCAGGATTCTGTTTCTATATCAGGTTTAAGTAGTTCAATAGTTCATTTAACAAACTCGTTTACTGTTGGTGTTTCAACTGATAAGATTGGTCTTGCACAATCTATGACATATCAACCACTTGTTACTGGTAGAGTTGATGATATTTACGTAAATATAATTCCAAATTCAGTTTCAATTGGTTCTTCAATAAAAATTAATGATGATGAAACTGTTACTGTTCTCAATATTTTTGATGTAGGTTCTATTTTACGTGTAAAACGCTATGGTGTGGGAGCTGCTCATACTTATGGTTCTAAGTTAGATATTTTAAATAGAGAAATTTCAATACCTGTTCAGGTTGAGAAGTTTGAATCTTCAAATAATCATAAAGTTTATTTTAATGCAAATGAAGCAGTAGGACTTGGAACAGTATCTGGTACTGGTATTACTGTCAATTACAATATTGGAGAAACTGCAAAAGAGGTTTCTATACCAACAAGAGCAATATATCTTCCAAATCACCCATTTGTTAATGGTCAGAAGTTAACTTTTACTAAAAAAGGAACTGCTACATCTCTAATTGTTGGTGAAGAGAGTGCTCCAAACAATCTATTCAATATTCCAGATGTAACAACAGATACTTTCACTGTATTTGCTATTAACAAAGGACAAAATTACATTGGTCTTGTAACTGAAAGAACTTCAATAGGTAGCACTAGTGAAGGATTATTCTTCCACGGTAATGGATCTGATGATTTTGAATATGCTTTAGAATCTAATAACAATCAAGTTATTGGTGATGTTGATAAAATTACAGCAACAGTTCTCACAAATATTGGATTAGCAAGAACTAGTACACATGGATTGAGTAATCAAGATGTAATTAGTTTGAATGTTGTTCCAAATAATGTTGTTGGTGTTGGTAGTACAGCACCATTAAGTCTTATTTTCAATAATGAATTCCAAAAATTATTGGTTAATAGAGTTGGATTTAATTCAACTGGCATTAACACTGTCACATCCACTATTACACTAAACAATCATGGATATAAAACTGGTGATAGAGTTCTATATGAGGCTACTGAACCTGCAGATGGATTAAATGACCCTTGTTATTATGTTTATGAGCAAACCTCAAATACCTTTAGTTTGGGAGAAACTCTAGCAGATGTTCAAAAACAACCACCATTACTGGTTGGAATTAGTTCTGTTGGTGGGGAAGATCATACTATTGCATTAGTTAATCCTCAATTGAGAGTAACTAAGAACGCTAAATTATCATTTAATGTTTCAGATCCTAGTTTAACGGATTATGATCTTAAATTCTTCTATGATAAGGAATTTAAAAACGAATTTGTCAGTTCTCAAGATAGTACTATATTCAATAGATCAGGTGTAGGTACTGTTGGTGTAGGAACAACATCTACTGTATCACTTTCATTCTCAGATTCAACTCCAACTCAACTGTACTATGCTATAGAAAAGGGAGGATATATTAGTACTGCAGATCCATTAGTTCAAAATTATTCTGAAATTAAATTTGTAGATAGTGCTTATAGTGGTGACTATAAGATATTTGGAATAACTTCAGATACATTCAAAGTTTCACCAACAAAGATACCTGAACTTCTTTCATATCAGGCAGACGAATGTGAAAAAATAGAATATTCTACAGAATCTAAAAATGTAAATGGTTCTATCAAGGAAATAAAAGTAATTTCTAAAGGTGTTAATTATAAGAAGATACCAAAATTTGAAGAAGTTGTTAGTGAAAATGGAGAAAATGCAAATGTTGTAGCACTTTCTACATCAATTGCAAGAATTAATGATGTAAGAATTGTTGATATTGGTTATGAATATCCATCAGATAAAACTTTGAGTCCAGAAGCATTTGTTTCTCCTGTAATTAGAATTGATAATGTAGATAGCATTAAGAGTATCACTGTAGTAGATGGTGGTAATCAGTTCTTATCTGCACCTGATGTTATTGTTTATGATCCAGAGAGTGATAAAGTTGTAGATGAAACTTCCTTAACAGCGAGCACTCCACATCAATCTATTTCTGAAATTAATATTGTTGCACCTATTCAAGGATTAAAATCTGTAACTCATAGAATTGTTACTCTTAATAATTCTAATGGTGTTGGAATTAGTTCCATGACTGGTGGTGGAAGTGGAATAGTTACCTGTGTCTTAGAAACTCCAATAAATGGATTTGTGAATCCACCATTCTCAACTGGAGATGAGATTTTTGTAGAGGGCGTTGAACTATTTGGTGAAGCAGGTATTGGAACACAAACCAATATAAACTCTGCTGGTATTACTACTGGTGGAGATGGATATAACTCCGCAGATTATCAATTTAGATTCTTTAAAGTTGATGATTATGTAAATTCAAATCCAGCGATTCTGAGATATAGTATATCTGGATTAACAACCAATCCAGGTATTGCTAAAACTTTCCAATCTGGTTATGCAAATATCATTAATAGAAAGAACTATCCAGTATTTGAAGTTGTTCAAGAGAGAGGTTTATTATTACTCAATGAAAGTATTCTTGTTAAAGGTACAGATACATTTGTTGAAAGGGGATTAAAAGTAGTAGAATCTAGAGAAGATTTTATTAAAGTTGATGGTTCTTATCAACTAAGAGTTGGTGATAGAATTCAAGGTGCTAATAGCAATATTAGTGCCACTGTAACAAATATTGTTGGAAATAGAGCTAAGTTCTTAATAGATTATTCTAATAGACAAGATTATGGTTGGTTGGATAATACTGGAAAATTAAATGAAGATTTCCAAGTTATACCAGATAATGATTATTATCAAAATCTATCTTATTCTATTAAGAGTCCAGTTCCTTGGGACACACTAGTCAATCCTGTAAATAGGTTGGTTCACCCATCAGGTCTTAAAAATTTCTCCGATGTTGGTATAACATCTGCAGTTAATGTTGGTATTGGAACTACAATTCAGGCAACTCCTATCATAGTTGTTGATCTTATGAATGATAAGAGAGTTGATACAATTAACAACTTTGATTTTGGAAGAGACTATGATGCTAGACCTGAAATAAATCCAACAAAATCAAAATTTGCAACATTCCAAAATACCAAGTTAACAGACTTTACAAAATGCAAATCAAACAGAGTTCTAATTCATGATGATATTAGTGGAAGATTCTCAAGTAAAGGATTCCAAGATGTATTTACTGAAGTTGAAGAGATAGAAGGTAACTTTACAAAGTATTTGGTACAAATAATAAACGCAGATACATTTGATGTACAGTTATCTGAGCTAGCAGTATTAACAACAACTAATAACGCATTCTTAATTGAAAAATCATCAGACTTTTCAAATATGAAGTTGGGTGATTTTGAAGCAACATCAGATGCATTCCAAAGAAAAGCATTTAATTTCCTACCAACCGAAAAATATGATAGGGATCATGATATTAAAATTCTTAAAACAGAGTTTATTACTAATGCAATTAAATCAGAATTAACTTCAATAGGGCAAATTGATCTAACTGGATCTAATGTAAAAGTTGCTATTGGACAAACTGATGTTAATGATAACATTATTGGAGTTACTACAACAATCATAGCACAATTCCCCGATTCAGATTTTAATGGATTCTTTGCTGATATTCTACTTCAAGATGATATTACCAAAGAACTTAACTATGGTGAGGTTATAGTAGACTTTGATGGAACTAATATTTTCTATGCAGAAACTTATGTTGATGCATTGAATGTTTCTTACAGTGCATCTAGAGTTGGAGTTCTTACTGCAAGATATGATTATGGTACAATTTACTTTGAATGTGAAAATGATACGAAGAGAGTAATTAATGCAAGTACAAATATTGTTGGTTTAGGTGCAACAATTGATAATAATGGACCTGTTGGGGTTGGTACATTCAGATATGCGGTTCCTGGACAACCTGCAGGTGCTGAAAGAAGTGCTAGATTAGAATCAACTTATCATACAGGAACTTCAACACCAATATTGATTTCTACAATAGATAAGAGAATTGACAGTTCAGTTAAATCTCTTGTAAGAGTTTCTAGTGGTAATCAATCTGCTATACATCAGGCAGTTATTATGCAAGATGATGGAGTTGCAACTACTATACAATATCCATTTACAGGACAATCTAATAGTGGATTAGGTACAATTGGTGCAACTACATCGGGTAATAATGTTAACATTAATTTCTACCCAGATGCATCACAAACAGGATTAATTGAAGTTCAAGCGTACAATGAAGTATTCAATATAATAAACGATTTTGCCAATACTCCAGATTCTTTAGTTGTTGGACCTGCAGAGAAGAGTATATTATTATCTGCATATGATGGTGTAAATGGAAGTAGAGCAAATAAAGTTAATTTTGAACTTGAGCATAAAGATATTCCAATTTATACTAAGACATTTAATCCTACAGATACAACTCAGTTAGATAAAGTAACTGGTGAATTTACCATACCAAACCATTTCTATAATAATAGTGAAGAATTAGTTTACACTCCTGGATCAACATTTGTTGGTGTTGGATCAACTGCAGTATCAATAGGATCTACAACTAATTTTGCTGGAATTACAACTGACATTTTACCTGAAACAGTATTTGTTAAAGTTGTTAATGAAAATAAATTTAAGTTATTCAGTAGAAAAGAATACATTTCATCTGGTATTGCAATAACATTTACTGGTGTTGGTGAAGGTAATGCACATAAACTTAATATGACCAAGAAACTATCTAAGACTGTTATTGGCTTAGATGGCATCGTTCAACAACCAATTACATATACTTCAATTGAACATACACTTAACGGTGCTATTGGTGTTGGTAATTCGCAGTTTGTTCTTAGTGGTATTAGTTCTGTTCAACCAAGAGATGTGTTGAAGATTGGACCTGAATATATGAAGGTTGAACAGGTTGGATTCTCAAGTTTACCTGAAGGAACTATTAATGATTCTACTGATGTTGCCCTTGGTATTTCTACTCTACCAGTTGTTAGAGTTAATAGAGGATCTTTGGGTATAGCAGCAACTTCACATGCTGATGGAACCGCTACTAGAGTGCATAGAGGATCTTTCAATATAGTTGATAGTACAGTATGGTTCTTAGATCCACCAAAAGGAAATACTAGAGCAAGAAGAAATGATACTAATTTACCATACGTAAGAGCAGAATTTAGCGGTAGAACATTCCTAAGAAGCAATTATGATACTAATATGGTATTTGATGATGTTTCTGATTCATTTACTGGTATTGGCAAAACATATACATTAACCGTTGGTGGTGCTAATACAGTAACAGGAGTTACTGTTGGAAATGGTATTCTCTTTATTAACGGCGTATTCCAAACTCCACTTACATTGAATAATGCTGGAAATAATTATGAAATGAATGCAGATGCTACTGCTGGTATTTCTAGTGTTGTATTTACAGGTATATCTTCAGAGAATGGAACTCCAATGCAATCTGATTTTGATATTAATCAGAATCAATTACCAAGAGGTGGTCTCATAGTTTCAATGGGATCTACTCCAGGTATTGGATATGCTCCACTTGTAGGTGCTAAAGTTAAAGCAGGATTGACTGATAATAGTAATCTATTTGCTGCTGGTTCTATTAGTAAAATTACAGGAATCGGTGCTTCTTCTAAGTATGAAATTGGTATTCAAACTGCTGCATATGATAATACTACTGGAATTATAACAGTTACTACAGATTATGTTCATGGATATGCATTACAGTATCCAATGGCAGTTCATTTAAAGCATTTAGAATTTAGATGCCCAACTGATAGTGTTGGACCTGTAACTGGAGCGTTATATGATGCAACAACAGGTGATATGACACTAACCATTAGTAATCACGGTCTTTATGATGGAGATGCAATTAGACTTAAGACTGATTCATTAACATTCACTTGTGCTCAAGATCCTTCATCACCTAAAACATACCCTCGTTCTACAGACCCCGCCCACGATGAGTATCTATACATCTCTAACGTAACAACAAACACATTTAAGGTAAATGTACTAAGAGGAACAGCACCAACCTATACAGGTGCTCACACGTTCGTTTCAGCAACATCAGACGCAGTAGAAACGATAGGTGGTGGTGGATATCTTGGTGTTACAACCTCATTCTTCCAAGACCATGAGAGAGGTTTACCTATAGTTGGTATTATATCCGAGAGAACATTTGAAGTTCAAGCTGGTTTAACTACTATTCCACACGTTTATCAAGGCGGTGGAAGTGTATATGAATTCTATCCAGACTTAACATTTGGATCTGGTTATCGTGATCCAGTTTCTGTTGGTGCTACTGATATACAATTTGTTCATAAATTTGTTTCTTCAAATACAAATGCTATAACAGCAAATACAGGAACACAATATACACCTTCAAAGGCAGATTATGTGTCATCCACGGGAGAACTAATTTTAACTCTTGGCAATAATCATGGATTAACTGCTGCAACAACACACGATGTTAACGGTGTAAATTATAATCCAACAACTGGTGTAATGACAATTACTGCAGGTGTATTGACTAACGGTCATGGATTCTCTGATGGAGACTACGTTAAGATAAAGGATAATTCGATTACAGTTACATGTACAATGGATAATAATGGTAGCAACCATACTTATCCTAGACCATCAGATCCAATAAGTGGTAAGTGGGTAGAAATCACAAATACATCTCAATTTACTTTTGATGTTAATGTTGGTGCATCACCTGAAGTAACATTTACTCCAACATTTGCTGAATATGATCCTAGAACAGGATTAATGGAAATAACAATCGGTTCTCATACATTAAGACCAGGAACTAGCATTAAATTAGATCAAGAGTCAATTAAATTTACCTGCGACCTTGATGATAATAATGCAGAAAAGGCATATCCTAGAACCACTGATCCATTTTATGATACTGCAATTAAAATTGAATCTGTTACAGACACAACTATTACGATTCAAACTTTAACTACTACACCATCAACAAATGTTTCTAGGCATACTTTCAGTAGTGCAAATCCTAATGCTGTAAAAACTGGTGGTAATTATACACATACCTACGTTCCTGGATTAGAAGCTGCAGAAGGGGCAATTAAGAGAGCAACAAATACTGTTACTATTGGAACAGAATCTTTAAACTTCACTTGCTCTAGAGATAAGCACAACAGTGTTCACCCATATCCTCGTTCCACTGATCCTGCTGCAGGACAAACATTAGGATTGGATGGATCCACAAATAACACTATTACAGTTAATGTTGGATCTGGTGGTGGTGGTGGAACTGGTGCTGTTTTCTCTACTAAGGTTGCATTAAACAAGCATAAGTTTGTAAATTCTATCGGAACTCATATATTTGTAGGAACTAAGAAATGGGATGCTATTACTATTGGCACTACAAAGAAAGCAGTTTCTGATGCTACTTATATTCCAACTACTGGAGTATTGGAATTAACAATAGGATCTCATAGTTATACTACTAGTGACACTTTAACAATTGCACCTAAAGCACTTATCTTTACTTGCGATGCCGATAATCATGCAACATTACATGCTTATCCAAGAACCTCTGATCCAGCATACAATACAGCATTATCAATTACTGCTGTAACTGGAACCACAGTAACTGTAAATGTTGGTGCTCCACATCAACAAGATGGTGTTTCTGTTTCATATGGAACCACAACAGCAAGTAGTGCAACTTACAATCCATCAACTGGTGAATTAATACTTGTTAGTGATAATCATGGAGTTGCTGGTGCTGTTTCTATAACACCAACAAATGCATCTTATGTTAAGAATACTGGAAATCTAACACTTACTAAAGCAAATCACGGATATTCTGTAGGTGATAAGATTTTAATTGAAGATTTTGGTTTAACATTTACTTGCACTAAAGATAATAATCAAACTGAACATCCATACCCAAGACCAACTGATTATGCAAGTGGAAAATGGCTTTCAATTTATGCTGTTACAACTAACACATTTAAAGTTAACGTAAATCCAAATCCTTCTGCAGATCAATATACACATACATTTGTACCAGGTAAAACTGTAACCAACTGTATTCAAAAATCAAATGCTAATGTTGGAATCACAACAGGATCTCTAGTATTCAAATGTGCTCAAGATGCTTATCAAACAGTTCATCCATATCCAAGGGTAACTGATCCTGCATATAATGTAGATTTACCTGTTGGTAGAGTTACAATCAATACTATGAGATTGCAGGTAGGAAAATCTCCCGCAGGAACTGGTGGTTCTTTAGAATTTACTATCGCTAATCAAGGTGCAAGATATGTTAATCCAGAACTCTCAACACCAGAACCAATTTATGAGAATATGCCTGTTGTTGGTGTTTCTAGGTTGGGAATTGGTAAAACAGAAGAAACTGGTAGAAACCTATTAATAAATCTTAAAGTTGGAGCAGCAACAACTAATGTTGGAACTGCTAGAAGCATGTTTGAAATATCTGAGTTTAGTGTTGCTAGAGCTGGTTACTCATTCAATGTTGGTGATAAATTTACCCCAATTGGACTAGTAACAGATAAGAGATTGCAGAAACCTTTACAAGAGTTCCAACTTGAAGTTGTTTCAACATTTAATGATTTCTTCTCTGCTTGGCAGTTTGGTGAATTAGATTTCATAGATGATATTTCACCTATGCAAACTGGAACTAGAAAGAGATTCCCACTATTCCGTAATGGTCAATTATTGAGTTTTGAAATTGATGAAGATTCTCTACTAGGTGAACAAATTGACTTGAATGCAGTTCTAGTAATATTTGTCAACGGCGTTATGCAAACTCCTAATGTTGCATATCAGTTTGAAGGTGGAACAACATTCACATTCACTGAAGCACCATCACCAAAAGATAAAGTTGATGTTTTCTTCTATAAAGGACAAGATGGAGTTGATGTTGAGATAGTTAATATTAATGAAACTATCAAAATTGGTGATGATATTCGTATTACTAAGAATCCAGCATTTACTGATACTATAGATCAAGAAACTGATAGGATTATTAAAGATATTCTTGGATCTGATCTTGTAGAAACTACAATGTATAGAGGAGTTGGAATCAATGAATCTATATTTAAACCAGTTGATTGGACAAAACAGAAAGAAGATAAGATTATTAAGGGTGAATTAATTTCTAAGGCAAGAGAAATTATTGAACCTCAAATATATCCAACAGCAAAAATTATTGGTGATATTGACACAAACACTGGTACAACTGGAGTTGGAGGATTCTTTGTTGATGATGCTGAACAGTTCTTCTATGAAGATGATGCTAATCCTGCACTAGAAACTGCTGATAGGTATAATGTTAATATTACTGCAATAGATGCGTTACTATTATCTCCTTCCAATTCTGTAGCGGCAGCGATTACTGCAACTGTTTCTCCTAAAGGTGATATTTCTGCACTAACTATCGTTGAATCTGGTAGTGGATATGTTGGATCCGCAGTTACATTATCAATCGCAGCACCAATAGGAGTTGGTATTGGTACAACTGTTAAGAATGAATTTGCTCAAGTAGGAGTTTCTACATTCGCAGAAGCAACTGCTAACATAGTAAATGGTAAAGTTGATTCTATAACAATAGATAATATTGGATTAGGATATACTTATACAAATCCACCACAAGTAATTATTAAGAAACCTCTATACCAAACAGAGGAAATGACCTCATTTGATAATGTTGAGGGTTATACAGGAATTATTACTGGAATCGCTCCAGTAGAAGGTTCTGGTGGAGCAGGAACTAAAGCACTTAAGTTCTTCTTTACTTCAAATAAATCAAACGCTAATAAGTTAGCAGTTGGATATCCTTTATTAATAAAAGATACCACAATAGGAAGTGGAGTTACTTCTGTTGATGGAAATGATAATAGTGTAGTTGCTATCGGAACACACTTCTTAGATAATATCTACAAAGTTCATACATTCTCACAACTTAGTGACTTTAGAGCAGAAATTACTTGTGATATCTTAAGTACAACTAATACTACTGGTTTTGCTCAAACTGGTTATTATGATATAACCAATGTTGGATTAACAACTTCACTAGGAACTTTATCTTGGGGTAGAATATATAATGGAACTAGATCAACATCACCAATCTCAATTGGTGTTACTGGATTGACAGTTGACTCTGGTTTATCGACCTTCCCTACAATACAGAGAAGGTATTTTGGTGGACTAAATGCTGAATTTGGACTAAGAAACACGGGTTCAATTAGGATCGTTAGTGGACTATAAAATTATGTCTATAAATAAAGAAAAAAAGTTTAATTTATAATCATGCCAGCAATTGTTACTGATCAGTTTAGAATTTTAAACGCAAGCAATTTTGTCGAATCAGTAGAATCGGAAAAAAATTCATATTATGTTTTTATTGGTTTACCAAATCCAACAGGAACACCATCACCTAGTGTTCAGGTTGGGTATGGCAGGTCTAGTGATTGGAATAAAACTAATTTAACACCTAAACCATTAGACAGTTTTTCTAGTGTTGCTCATGTTGGCGATACTATGATGTTTGGTAAGAGAATAGCCTCTGCCAATATAAGAAGAATTGTTAGAAGAATAGATTGGACTGCTGGTAAGAGATATGAAATGTATCGTGATGATTATTCTACCGAATCTGGTCAACAGAGTCCAATAAATGATTCTAGTAGATTATATGGTGCAAGTTACTATGTAATGAACTCTGAGTTCAAAGTATATGTTTGTATTTCAAATGGTTCAAGTGGAGATAATCCAACAGGTAATATCTCACAAGATGAACCAATGTTTACTGACTTAGAACCATCTAGGGCAGGTACTAGTGGTGATGGATATGTATGGAAATATTTGTATACCGTTTCTCCAGCAGACATTTTAAAGTTTGATTCTACAGAATATATTACTGTTCCTAATGATTGGGCAACAAGCACTGATGCTCAAATTAAAGCTGTCAGAGAAAATGGTGATTCTACATTAAATGGTAATCAGATTAAGCATATTTACATTGCCAATGCTGGTGGTAAGTACGCTGATGGATTAGGACAGGAAGTCGACATACTTGGAGATGGCACTGGTGGTAAAGCGAGAGTTGATGTTGTAGGTGGTAAAATAACTAATGCTACTGTTAGTTCTGGTGGAAGTGGTTATAGTTATGGATTAATTGATTTAGGTGCATTACAAGATGCTGCTCATCCATCAAATCAAAGAGCAAAACTTGTTCCTATCATACCCCCATCTTTAGGGCATGGATATGATATTTACAAGGAATTAGGTACTGATAGAGTTTTAATATATGCAAGATTTGATGATTCTACAAAAGACTTTCCATCTGATACAAAGTTTGCACAGGTTGGAGTTGTTAAGAATCCAACTAAAGTAGGGACTGCAGTAACTTACACAGACTCTACATATTCATCACTACAGGCATTTATTTTTAATACCGTTTCTGGTGATGAACCTAAAGTTGGTGAGCGTATAACGCAAGTTCGGAATGATAGTAGAATTGCACAAGGGTATGTTGCTTCATACGATAAAGACACTAAAGTTATGAAGTACTTTAGAGATAGATCTCTAAACTTTACAAAGGCTACAAATGATCAAACTGATTACACTGGTATATCAACTTCTGGTGCAATTTATTCCTTTGAAGCATCTTCAAATGCTATAAAAGGAGATAGTTCTAATTTCTCTGCAGGTATTAATACTTCATTTAGTGGAATAACCACAAATCCAACTGGAACTAAGTTAATTGATCTTGGAATTAATTTTTCAAATGGGTTATCTAATTCAGAGATAAATAAAGGATCAGGGGAAATTGTTTATCTAGACAATAGACCTTTGATTGCTCGCAATGAGAGACAAAAAGAAGACGTTAAAATCATCCTGGAATTCTAAAGAAAAATGCCACAAAAGACTAACTTAAATATAAGTCCTTAT